ACCTAGGGATGAGGCTAAGTGCGCGTATTTATTCAATTGTGGTGTGTGGCGTTATGCACATGGTGCTAGGACTGGTACTAGGCAAATAGGGGCATCGGATGAAGGGGCCACGGTCGGGAATTCGGATGCTCCGATTTTTTTTGCCCGTCTGGCGAGTTAGGAGGAGGAGGAGGAGAATTAGGTCCCCTATATAAAGGGGATATCCGGCTTGACAGACTGTGGCCTCTGGGCGTAAAGAGAGGCCATGCCAGCTAGTACTAGTGCTCGTCCCCATAGTCCACTCACTAAGGCTCGCATCAGTCAAGCCCTTCGGAAACCACGGAAAGCCCGGACCCTCAATCGTGATGCGGCTCTAGCTATGCGTCAAGCTGGGCATACCATGCCGCAAATCGCGGCAAAGCTCGGGGTAACGACCAGTGCCGTCTATAAGTTCCTCGATAAGGCTACACCTGAGCATCAGGCCCTTGAGGCCTTCAAGCAGAATCGGGCGAACGTGTTCGCTGATCTGCAAGCGAAGGCGATTGATCTACAGCGCAAGGTGATTGATTCGTTCTATGAGAACGGCGTTCTGGTGGCACTCACACCGCAGCAAAAGACCGGACTCATGATGTCGCTCAATGCGGTAAGTGGCACCATCTACGATAAAGAGCGGTTGGAGCTCGGAAAATCGACACAGAATGTCGGCCTGATTGCCCGGATGATGGGCGATTCGCTCGGTCGAATCGGTAAGGCCACTAGTAATAGTGGTGATCCTGCGCCAGAGACCCCAGTTGAGTAGCGCACCTAGTTTAGGACCGCTACTCATGGCCTGTTGATCGCTGGATTGCGGGAGTCGAGGCCGTTCAATCGGTTCGGAATTGCCGAAAGAGGGCCGGCCGGGGGGCATTCAGGGCTCGATGTTGTGTTCGCATCCCGCACAGTTCGACGTGTGACAAAAAATTTTTCAAAAACTACGTAGGGGGCAAAAAATGGACATCCCAAAGCTTCTCGCGCAGTGGACGGCTCTCCATGATGCCTGTCTCGCCGAAGCGCAAACCTTAGTCGACGTGCCAGGGAGAGAATGGGCGATTGTCTCCCTTACCCAAACCGCCTCCCTCTGTGTGGACGCGTTGAAAAAGTTGACGGTGGAACCGCAGCCAATCATCGGACTGCGTAACGGCGTACTTAACCGAACAGATCTCCCATGAACGGCGGAACGATCGTGGCCTATCGGATGGAGCCGGGGCAGTTGCATCCGGGGCAGGTGCATCCGGTGCCGATCACCGCGGCTGAGTTCTTCCTGCCTCCAGGCATCACCGAATCCTGGTGGGCCTCGCGCGACGTGCAGGACGCGCACGACCGGTTCAGGCGGTACTACCTCGGCAACGGAAAGACGCTCAACTTCTGCCGGTGCATGGCGCATGTGGAACCCCATCTGCACGCGCCGCGACGGCTGAGACGGATTGGACACCTCCCCATGATGACGATGAAGGAGCTGCCGGAATGAGTGAACCGGCCTGCCCCCGCTGCGCCGGGCTGGTGGCCGAGCTCTACGATGACCCGCACTGCCTGAACTGTGGCTGGCGGCGCTGTGAGCCGGTGCAGCGGAATCAGATCGAGCGAGCGGTGGAGATCTTAGACGAGCGGCGCAAAGCCAGCGCCGAGCGGAATCGAATGTATATGCGGGAGTACTGGCGGCGCCGGAAGGCGGGGGTGGCGAAACGGGCCTACGTCAAGCGAAAGGCGGTGCAGGGATGAGTCACGACTATCAGCCGAAGAATGATCCCAAGATCTACCAGTGTCCGAAGTGTGGCGCGACGTATGCGCATGACGAGGCAGTGAACCATGCGGTGTATTTCTGCCCCAAGAGGGAAAAGGCGCCATGTACTTCGACCCGATGAAACCGCACTGCCTGGCGTGTCCGTACAAACCGCCGTTGGAGAGGGAGAAGGTGGGGGCGGTGCGAGAAGTGACGGGCGAGGAGAAGGAGCGGGCCATGAATGAACTGTTTCGCGTTGTCGAGGAACGCGATCATTTTTATCGCGGGATGGGGCGGTACGCGTGAGGTGATCCATGCTGCGACTGGCCATTGTGGCCTGGTACGGGCTCGCGTTCCTGGGGGGCCAGTTGACGCTCGTTGGGCCCTATGCCGATCGGGAAGCGTGCAGTGGCGTGGTGGAGTGGCTGGAGACGCAGGGCATTGAGACAGAGAGTTGCACGATGGTGACGACGGATGTCGACGCGGTGCTGATCCAGATTGGAGAACGGCCATGAGTAGTCCCTTGCAGCCGGTGGAGACGTTCGGGAAGACGAAAATGAAGCCCTATCGGCTGGAGATTCCGGTGCCGGCCGAGGCGGTGGGGTTTTCGTTCACGGTGTTCGTGATGAAGAACGGCGCGGTGCAGGTATACGGGCCGCTGAAGGACGTCGACAGCTGCGTCAAGTGCCTCGAGATGGGGATTGACCGTGTGAAGCAGTTCGCGGCCGAGCGTGCGGCGAAAGAGGAATCGAAAGCGGGGGCGGCGCAGTGAACGATGCTGGAAATGCGGGACACGTAGAACCCGCCGTTGGGTACACCCCATCGTCGTCTAAATCGATAAGGACACCAGCTAAATGACGACACCCAAGATCAGTGAGCGCGAAGTCGATAGCTGGATCTATGAACCGATCCGGTGGGCGAGGAAATTCGGGGGCGATCGGTTTGACCCCTGGTCGGGGCAAGAGGAGTTTTGGATTGAGTACGGCAAGCTCTTGAACGCGAAGATTCTTCGCTGGAAGGGCCTGCCGATGACGGAGGAACAGAAGAAGTACGCGCGCAAGCTCGGGATCAGCATCATGGCGGGGCAAGGCGTGGGGAAGGGTGCCACGATCTCGCTCTGCGGGCTGCACTATATGTTCGTGCTCCAGTCGGTGCGGCCGAAGATCGTCTGCACGGCGCCGGCGGGCCCCCAGCTCCACTCCTCCCTGTGGCCAGAGTACGGCGAATGGCTCCAGCGGAATCCCCTACTGGCGGAGATTTTCGAGAAGAACGCGCATCGGATTTTCTTGAAAGAGGATACCGGGCGCGGGACCGTCTCCCGTATTGAGCCGCGGACCGTGCAACCGAACGCCTCGCCGGAAGATCAGAAGGTCGTCCTGGCCGGTGTCCACGCGTTGGGGGTGATGTATCAGGTCGACGAAGGCTCCGGTGTGCCGGAAGCGGTGTTCGAGCCGCTGGAAGGCGGACTGACGGACCCGCTCTCGATGATCATTCTGCTGTTCAATCCGACGAAGCGCGACGGGTTCGCGATGGAGACGCATCGCCGGAACCGTGACCAGTGGATTCCGCTCCAGTGGGACGGGGAAGTCCTCGCGGCCGAGAAGCGGAAGCCGGAGAATTACGGGCGGTTTTTGTGGTTCAACGAGGAAGTCCAGGAGTCGCATGCGAAGAAGTACGGGAAGGACTCGGACTTCTATCGCGTCCGTGTGAAGGGACTCCCACCGAACCAGTCCGGGGATACCTTGATCGGGTTCGAGGCGGCGATGGCGGCGACGACGCGGATCCTGGAGACGCTGGATACGGATCCGATCTGTGTCGGGGCGGATATTGGGGGACCGAACCGGGGCGGGGATCCGTCGATCGTGATCCCGCTCCGTGGCCCACAGGTGGTCGATATTTATGAGCATCGCGAGAAGGACCCGACGCAGCTCGGGGAGCTCGTGGCTGGGCATGTTCTGACGCACTTATCGAGTGTCGGGGTGAACGTGCAGCATGCAATCGGCGTCGACGTGATCGGAATCGGGCGCGGGGTGCATTCGCATCTGGTGCGAGTCGAGAAGTTAAGCCATGTGTACCCGATTGACGTCTCGAAGTTGCCGCTAGATGAGGTCCGGTATCACCGTTTGCGGGATCAGATGTACTGGGAGCTGAAACTCGCGTTCGATTCGGGCGAGATCAGTCTCCGGATCCTTCGAAAAGGGTTGCCGTATGTCGACGACGAGTTGATCGGGCAGGTAACGTCGATCAAGTGGGCTGAAGTCGACGG